GTTTTTACAGCTCCAATACCTAACACGGTTAAATCTCTATAAAATCTTTTTTTGATTAGCTCGTAGTTGTTTCCATCCATTAAAACATTTATAGCTTGTTCTTCCGCTATCTCTACAGACTGCTTATAAGTTAACTGCATGTGAAGATCTAATTCTTCTTGTGATTCTGGTAACGTTTCTGGATCGTTCTCATATAAGTTAACGCCAAAAGCTTCTTGTGCAAAGTCATTCATTTCTTGAGTCTGCATATCTCCAAGTATAGATTCCATATACTCAGTTCTTTTTGCTACACCATAAGGATCTTGTGAATAAGCTTTTATATCATACATTCTTTCAGCAATACCGTTTACAACAATATCAACAAACTTAGGTATAATTGGAACTGGTGTCCAATCAAGGTTTAAGTAGCTTAAGTCACCGTTTATAGATAACTCATCTTTATATTTTTGAATTGATTGATTTCCACTAGCGTATAATCTTAAGTTGTGAAAATTGTTTTGATTAGTAGCGTATCTATTGTAACCGCGGTCTTTATTAAACCACTCGCTTTCAATAGCTTTAGCTACTTTTAACCCGTAGTCATAACTTAGCTTTTCAGCATCGCTTACGACTTGACTAGGAAAATAATTATTTATAACAGACTCTGCCATATTTTACTTTATTATTTTTGATGCGTTTCCAGTGTTAGTATACTTCGCAATATTTATATTTAACTTTTGTTTCTCTATTTTAGCGTTTGGAGCGTATAAATGTCTGTTACAAGCCATAATAGCTAATCCAGAACTTATAGACGCATCAAACTTTGTTCTTTTGTTTATATCAAATCTAGCCCAATCGTTTAGTGTTTCGTTGAAATATATGTTTCCGTAATTCCCATCACCTAAATGACCAACGTGACTCTGTATGTACATTTCAATAGCGGCTGCATGAGCTTGCTTTATATCTTCACTTGAGTTAGGTATACCACCTATTTCTTTTTCTGTTACAGATAACTTGTTCCAAGTTCTATCTGGTCTATTCATTGAGTAACCCCTATATCCTCTTCTTCTTAAATAGTACAACAATCTAGGTTTATTGTTCTCACAAAGCAATGGCATTCCGTAAAATACTAAAGCCATTAATATATCTTCAAAAAATATATCCGCTGTTGGTGGTCTTGACACGTACTCCAGGAACATGTGGTTTGGAGGAGCGTCTTCCATACTAAACTTAGTTAGCCCGTGTAAGGCTCCATTAGATCCTTTACCATCAACAGTTCCTGATATATCGTAACTGTCACAACCAAAAGCTCCTATATGTTCGTTTGCAGGATACTTAATACCATTTTTTACAATTATCTTGTTCTGCATATGTTGAGGTGGAACCCAACTTACTTTAAATCTACCTTTTGGATCTGGATAAAATATAACCTGTGTATCTTTTACTCCATTAACCCATTGAAAGTTTCCTGTGCTTATATTACCTTGTGCGCCTATTCCTTCGTTATAATCTATTTGCTCGTATATTTTAGCTAAGTTGAATATAGAGTTTTTAGCTTCATCTCTAAACGCGTGCTCTGTAGTTCTTGGAAATTGTCTATAAAATTCATTTAATCCATCACTATCAGATTTAAGTCCTTCAGCCTCGTTGTTCCAATGCTCTATTATACCTACATCAATTAATTCACCGTCTGGTCCGAGTACATCATTATCTGGACTATCGAAGACTGGATATCCGTATTCATCAATAAAGCCTTCGTAGTTCCACTCCATTGGGATAAAAAGAGAATATAAACCAGATTTTGTTTGTCCATTACGATTTCGTGAGGTAACGTCTGAAGCATTGTATAGTTTTTTAAAATTTCCTCCACCTTTATCTAAGGCGTTTGAAGTACTACCCATCATACATTTTCCTACTATTCTACTACCTAGTCGCAAACATGTTTTTGTAACTCTCCAGTTATTTAATATGTTATCAGGTCTTTCCCATTTACCACTTTCATCATGTACTAATAGGTTTAGCTTTTCACCATCATAACTGTTGTCTCCTGTGTTTTTCCAATCGATAGTTGTATCTAAGCCTTTAATATCTTCAAGTTGTTCGTTTGCTGTGATCTTTTTTCTTGTAAACTTACTAGCTGGTACCCTATACGCTAATTCAGATTTAGGTCTATCCATACCATCTTGAATAGGTTTAAAGAAGAAAGGGTAGTTAATCGATATAGGTACCACTTTGTCTGTAAACATTTTCTTTGCATCTGAACCTGATTTTGATAGTATACCATATCTACTATCACTTGATATAGTGGCTAAATTAACTGTTTCTGCACTTGACATAAAAGAAAACCCTGACCTACGGTTTTTAAGATAACACATACCGTAACATCTTTTGTCTGCTTTACAAGCTTCCCAGAATATATAGAACAATCTGTTTGCTTCTCTAAAGTCTGGAGCACCAACATCAATCTTACTCCATTGTAAATACATATAGTGCGTACCAGTTATCCAGGTTGGTTTACCATTATTCATAAACCAGAAACCCTCCTCTCGTCGTTTAAATTCTTCGTCTATGTAATCGTACCATTTTTCTTTGTTATTTTCCGGATAACTCCTCCAGTCGAATATGTTTTTAATACGTTCTAACTCCTTGGGATACTCTTGTTTCACCCACTTGTTTTTCTCGTGCTTATATACTTCTTTAGGTGGTTTAGGTAGCGCTATAATTAAATTTTGTATCTCTATAATCTCACCTATAACTCCATTGTGAGACAATACTATTAAATCGTGTTCTTTGTTATAACCATATTTCCACTTCTTACCTCTGTTCATTCTGGTAATAGTAGTTCTTTTTATTGGCTCAACTATATTAACTAAACTTTGCTTGTACATTACTTAGATCTACCTTCTGCGAATCCTTTAAAGACTTTTTTCTCTGCCTCTTCAGGTGCTTTGCCCTCAAGCAGGTTTTCTTCTTCTTGGATTCTGTTAAGTATTTCGAATGCGTCAAATATAGCTAGTTTTTTAGTAGCTGCGGCATTTTTTAATCTATCAGCTGATATGTCGTCGTCTGAATCTACAATAGGTTCTTTTGCAACTTTAATCAGCTCCTCCACTGCTTTCTGCCCAGCTTGGATTATACTCTTCTTCGTTTCCTTCGTATTCATATTTAATTGTAATAAATTGTGTCATAACTCTATATAGTCTCTTTCCATCAACTACAAACTCGTACGTTGAAAAAGGCGTAAAGCCTACTAAATCTCCCTTGTTGTACACACCATCCGTATGCTTAACGATACCTATGCAAGACTCTTCTTCGTCAACACCAAATCTAGTTCTATCTTTAATCGGCTGTACAAAGCAGTATCCTTTAGGAGCTTTCCACTCGCCGTTTCTTTTGTATAAGTACACTTGATCTTCTTTTACAAGATAAGTATTTTCATCAAAATAACTTCTACTATTCTTTTCTTTACCTCTAACATCGTGCCATCTTCTAAATATGTTGTGATGCGTTATAATAGTATCTCCAGGTTTTATTTCTGTTTTAAAAGCTGTAGGAACAGACTTAACAATAGCTTTTCTATTTACAAACTGATGGTTATAAACCTCTGTATTTAATATAAGATCTTTATCACCAACTTTTGTAGTGTTGTTATATCTATTTCCTTTTGGTTCTATAACAAAGTCAAAAGGCGCTTTCATTACAAGAATAAGTCTTGTGATCCTCGAATATAGTCTAAGTGTTGTTGAAGATTTTCTCTAGTAGTTGGAATAGTTCTGCCTAATTTTTGAGACATTCTAACTTTTCTAAATCTTTTCTCTTGATCTTTCTCTTCTGTTAGCCTTTTTTCTTTTGCTTTTCTTTCACTAAACTCTTTAGGATCTTTTTCGTATTTTACTGGTGAGTTTCCAAACCCACCAAATCCTTTCATTTTAAATGCCATAGTTTAATATTCTAAGTTATATTCTACAGATATAGCCATGTTTTTGTTGAAGTCTTTCCACGGTAATACATCTTTGTTCTTTTTGATATAAATAGAATATTTATCGTCTTCTTCTATAATATCAGATATTGTATGCCCTCCATAAACCTCCTGTCCAACAGCGTAATGCATGGCGTCGTTTTTATAGTCTTTACCTACAGTAATTTTTCTAATCAGTTTTGACATCTTCTTTGTGATTTATAGTACCATCTTGAATGTTAATGTCAGCTGTACCATAAGTCTTTTCAAAGTCGACTTGCATTTTACCTAACTGTTCTTGTAATACTGACACGTGGTGTAAAAGATTATGCTTTTTACTTTCCATAGATCCAACTTCTAATTGCGCTCTATTGATATCGTTTATTACTGATTGTACTTGATTTAATTCTTCGTTTGTAATTTTAGAAGGTTTTTCAGCCTTCAATTCCTTGATTTTCTTGTTTGTGTTCTTTGCCATTTTATTTAATTTAAGTTAATTTAATTTGTTTTTAATATTCAAAGTTTAATATAAAAGATACTGGTGACTGTATATACAACTCGTCGTTATTTGTTAACGCAGCTGTGTGTGGAGACGTTAAAGTTATTTGAGTATCTGAATCAATACTTTTTATAGTACCTACCGCAGCTCCATCTTGTGCGACTAAAACGTCACCCGGTGACATTGTTATTCTTGGATCTTTTGTATCTACTGTTAACACAGCTGTACCAAGAGCAGCTAAGTCACCTGCATCTGTCATGTTTATCGTAACTGTACTAGCAAAGTTAGGTGTACCGGTAGATCTAAAAGCCATGTAATAAGTAGTAAATCCATCCGCACCTATATTTGGAGCTGACGATCCTATTTGTTCTGTTCTAGGCGCAAACAATATTTGAGTATTATTTGTGTCTTTAGTCATTTCAGATATTTTTATATTTGACAAGGCTGGTGAATCATCTTTATCCTCAAAGTCAATAAAACCAAAAACAAAATTACCTAGTTGTTGTGCTGATAAAGCCGCATCTGAAGTACCAAATGTAAAATCTCCAGACGTTGCAAAATACAACTCACCCGCTAAAGACTGAGCAGTTCCATCGTTACCTCTTATAATAGCCGTTGCACCCATTAAACGCGCCGTCCCTGTTGGTATCTTAAAACCGTGCCAATCAAATAAAGCGTCGTTAGCGTTATAAGCCCCGCCGTCCATATCGCCAACAACAAAAGTTGTGGGCTTTACTGTTGTTGTAAAGAATTTTCCGTGCATATTTTTATTTTTTTACTTTTTCTAGTGATCTACCGCCAAAATAAGCACCGATCACAGTTATTAATACTAATTGTAATAAGTCTACCCACGAAGCTTTAACTTCAAAAGCAATAACACCAGCGTCGATAAAAACTAACAACACTGTTGATACTACTAGAAATATTAAAACTAGTGGTCTTATATTTTTTGATAACCAAGAGTCCGACTTCATATCCATCGACCATCTTTCAGTTACTTGCTTTTGCATCTCAGCTTCGTAACTCATTATCATATCTTTTATTTTCTTTTCGGCATCAAGCTTTTCTTCTTTAGACGTATGTAGGTTATCTATAACTCCACCTACGCCTTTTATTAATTCAGTAGCTCCACCTGAAAATATACTTGCTAATATACTCATTTTTATTATTTAAAAGTGTCTCTTAGTTTTTCTAACTTCTTTATCTTTTTATTAGCCTCTGCTTTAGATATTCTTTTTTGAAATAAATCTTCTCTTATAAATTGAATTTGAGAATCATAATGTTCAAATGCTTCACTCTTCTTTCCTGTGAATTCTTTGTTCATTGATTTTGATTTACTAGTTTTATATGTTTCAGACTTAGATCCTTTAGGTAAATCTTTTTTAAGTGGTGAGTTTTTAAAACTCATACCCTTCATTTTAAATGCCATATTTTATTTTTTAAATGTTTCCGTTGTTAGCGTCGTCTTCCCAAGGAAAACCATGATCCCCAGCTTCTTTCCACTCACCGTAAATATTTATCATATCTTTACCGTTTATAGTTTCTCTTGCAAACGTATCACCGTTATATTTTACATAATCATCTCCATACTCTAATTTACCAACTTTCATATCGGTAGCATGTCGCATTTCGTGATTTATTACTTGTCTTTCTTCTTCACTTCCAGGTATTATTTTATCGCTTATATATATAGTTCCATCCATATTAGCTTCACCTAACACTCCTTCTTCTAAAGGTTTTCTAATAACAGGCGTACCAGGAATAGACGCATCGCCACCAGCTTCTTGACCAAAACGCATTTTTGTTCTGATCTCTCCACCGACAGCGTAATTACCTCTACTTCTACCTAGTTTAAAACCCATATTATTTATTTTAATTTCTAAAGTATTTATGCTCGTAAGAACTAGCGTTTGGATTTGCAATTGTTCTAGGGTTGCTACCGCCATCTTTACTAGCTTTGACTCTTTTTCTTTCTTCTTTTATCTTTTGTCTTATCTTTTGTTTTGTTTTTTTCTTTTTTACACGTCTTTGATTCCAGTCACTATCTGTAATTTTTTGAACTATATTTTTTCTAGTTTTGGTTCTACGCTTTCTGCTTGTATTAAAAAGTTTTAAACCACGAGTACCAGGATGTACACCGTCGCCTTTAGCAAATTGTAATTTAGCAGGCGAAGAGTCATTAACTTGACTATCATCTTTAAACCCACTAAAACCTTTCATTTTAAACGGTGTGCTCATCTGTCTTTATCTTTTATCATATCATCTATAGATTTATTAAAAACCTTGTCAGTATATGTTTTATTATTATAAAAAGTACTTCTTTCTGATACTGGTAAATCTTCTTCACCTAACAACACTCTATATATTCTACTAATCAACTGAGAACATTTAAACGATGTTTTAAATACCGAGTACTTTATTGTTGTTCTGTTTCTGTGTCTCCAGGTTTCTATCCAACCTAACCTTCGTAGTTTTTCCCAACGGTTCTTATCCCAACTCATGGTATAAGTACCATCTATAAACTCTTGTCGTGTAAATCTTCCTTTACAATCTAAATAAATTAATAATTCTAAATCTGCATCTGTTAACCCGTAAGTCTTACAGGCCCACTTTCGTGTGAGCCTGTAGTACTTAAGGATATTCATTTCACGCAGATCCTGCGCGGTTAATCTCATTTAAGATTAAGCAGCAGCAGTAACCGTGATAGCGCCACAAGAGCTAATGTAAGAAGATACATAAGTGCTTGTTGCATCATCAGCAATAGTAATGAAACCATCACCGTACTTCATACCGTTAATAGCAGCAGTAATATCTGCGATTAACAAATGTTGCTTAGCGGCAGTTATGTTTAATACTACTTTGTCTACAGCTGCTATATCAGCACCCGTACCAAGCATACTGTCAAACTGCATTTCAATAGCGTCAGTATCAGCGATAAATTTAAAACCTCTGAAACTTGATAATGGAGCTGCGTATCCTTCATCAGCACCATCATTCACACCATCACCAGTTTGGAAGTAAAGCATAACCAATTTGTCATTTGCATAAGTTCCCATAATTGTAATTGTTTTTTGTTAATAATTAGGTTAATTGTCGTTTTAAGTTTTAGGGTTTGGGTTTGTAGTTTAGGTCTAATCTATAAGTACGACGTCTTGTTGTTTTATAACGCCGTAAAATTTATCTTTATGCTGGATTCCATGTCCAGCGTGTTTGTCGTAGTATACAACGTCTCCTTCGTTTATCCCCTCCACGTTGTTTCCAATAGATATTACTTTAGCTTTTATATACCTATTGTCTTCGTTTACTTCATCTGTAAGGATTAGGCCACCTACTTTCTTCGGTCCTTCCTTAATCGGCTCTATTATTAGGTAATGATTAACTGCCTTCATTTACTCTTATATTAGATATTACACAATTTGCGGAGATTATAGTACTAATTACGGAAATTGCGTTCTTTAATGCTGATTTTGTTACTAACACTGGATCTATAACACCGTGTTCAACCATATCTACAATTTCTCCAGTCACAACGTCGATACCAGTACCTTTAACATTTGGCAGTTCATAGTCTTCTATTCCTGCGTTATATAGTATTGTCTCGAATGGTGCTTTAATTGCGTTTAGCAGTATTGTTTCTCCAACGTTTTCAGGCTCGATACATTGAGAAGCGTTCAACAATGCAATTCCACCACCCGGAACAATACCTTCCTTTAATGCGGCTTTAGTTGCGTATATCGCGTCTTCTACTCTATCTTTCTTTTCTTTCAGTTCTACCTTAGAATCAGCTCCTACGCGTACGATTCCTACAGAACCTGAAAGCATAGCTATTCTTTGCTCTATCTTTTTCTTTAAAAACCCGTTTTTCTCGTCTTTATGTAGTTTTTGCACCTCTTTAATTCTTTCAGATACATCGTTAGCAGTTTCTATAGTTGTGATTATAGTATTTTTGTCGTCTGTAACTGCTTTTTCAGCTTCTCCTAAGATATTTAGTGATATTCCGTCTAAATCATCACCTAGTTCTTCGTTTATTACCTCAGCCCCGGTTAAAATAGCTAAATCTTTGACAGTATCTTGCTTTGTTGGTCCAAATCCTGGTAAATCTACAATATTCACCTTGATATTCCCTTTAACTTTGTTCATTAAAAGCGCCGATTTTACTTGTTGGCTAACTGGAGCTACTATAAGTAAAGATCGGTTTTGTTTTATTGCGAACTCTAGGATATTTTGGATCTTTCTAACATTAGGTATCTCTGATGCTACGATTAATACCAGAGGATTTTCTAATATTGCTCTTTGTTTATCAGTATCTGTGATAAAATGAGGAGAAGTAAGACCACAGTCAATTTGTACACCGTCTACAACTTCAACGTATGTGTTTTCTGTTTCAGATCCTTCCATTAAAACTACTCCATCTTTACCTACTTTTTCATAAGCCTCAGATATTATCTTACCAAGAGCTAAATCGTTGTTACAGCTAATTGCACTAACGTTTTGTAACATGTCTCCTTTTATCTCTAGTGCGTTTTCTTTAAGATAATCATTAATCTTCTTTGCTCCAGAGTTAATACCTTCTTTTATTTCTCTAATAGTCGCGTTTTTCTCACGACTAACTTCTTTTATTAGTGCTTCAGCAAGGACGGTAGCCGTTGTAGTTCCGTCACCTGCTTCTTTCACTGTATTTCTAGCGGCCTCTTTAATAAGGGTTGCACCCATATTTTCAACCGGGTCGAATAAGACTACAGATTCAGCTACTGTAACTCCGTCTTTTGTTATGACCGGGTTGCCTCGTGCGTCTTCATATATAACGCATTGTCCTGAGGCTCCAAGAGTAGATTTAACAGCTTGTGCTAATTTGTCTACTCCTTTAATTATTCTTTGTTTAGCGCTATCGCCAAAGTTCAAGTCTTTGACAATCTCACTAGGTAGATTGTATTCCATTTTGTTTAATTTAATTTAATTTATAAAAGTTTAATCAATGAAGCTATAGCAATGTAGTACAATAGAAAAGTACATGATAATCCTATCCATCCAATAATTGCTACTCCTAACATTTTAAACTTACTCACTACTTAAAAGTTTTGATTACTTTAGGCCCTTGTGTAGCTTCTATCTTTTTAGAGAAATGGTCGATGCTTCCATCAATTGCTGTTTCAGCACCTTCGATCGTTTCTCTTCTTGTAACAGCGTGCCACTCTTCATTATCAGGGTTAGAGCACTCTGTTTGGTAGAAGCCATTTGGAAGTTGAGTTATTCTCCAATTAGCTTTTTCAGCTAAATGCCTCCATTGGTTCATAGTTTTTTCATTCGGTTTAGTTGTGTTCGTGGTATACGAACTCTTGTAATACAAGTAAGTCATAGTTTTTGGTTTTATGTATTGGTTAATATTAGTTTATTCGTTTTTAGTTCCGCGTCCAAAGTTACCGCGGTTATTCTTTATTGATACTCTTTTTATTGATCCATCAGGCATATGGTGTATATCGCTGTCACTTCTTTGCCCCACTCTCTGGTTCTGCGCTTTCTTACGCTTTCTAGCTGGAGTCTTAGCCATAGCTATGTCTCTACGCTTCTTTGCAGCCGCAGCCTTAGGTGATAGCTTTTGTTTTAGTTTTATAGGGGATGAATTCATACTATGAATAATTACATAGAAAAATAGTTATTTAAGTGAAATGTGACATTTGCCTATTACTAGATATACTTATAAGGCTTATGTCATACTTTTAAAAAAGTATTGTAAATGTTGGAGGAAAGTGTAGCCCCTCTCCCCCCGCCCACCCGGCCTCTAGGAAAATGCAAATTTCTAGACCCAGCCCCCCGTTTTCCTGTACGTTTTACGATATTTTTTTTGGGTTTTAGTTTTGTTTTATTATATATGCTGCTCTATTTACTAGGTATTTTTAGGTATTTATTC